CCGCGTTTTATGGAAGGAGAAAAACCTCCGGCGAAAGCCTATGTATAGCAGATTAGGACCTGCGAATCTTGTTTGTGCATTCAAATGTACGACAGGCTCTGTTTGACTACACTTTATTAGTGATTTGGTGATGTACGACAGGCTCTGTCCCCATCTCATTATTAACAAGATTTTCCTTAAATTCGTGATTACGATAAACCCCCCCCCTATATGTTCAATTATGGAGTATAAAAACCACAGTGTGTGTATCTCCTAAAATTATGACACGGGTCATTGCCCCGTTGCTGCTAGATAATTTCTTGATAGAGTGCAGTAGAGTTCATGTAGAAAAATAAATAAAAAATATAAAAAGACACCCTTTTAAAAAGATGTTATTGCGTTTTCAGAACATCATTATTTGTCACGTCTATACACTTGTTTTATTATGACCACGGTGGAAAGTTTTCACTGGTCGGGATTTGGTTTAGGTTTAGAACGGTCCTTGGTGCCGTTTCTCTGTGTGCATTAAACACGCACTTGTTCTCTGCGGAGACATGGTTGCACATTTTGAGACGAAGGCTTGGTTTAGCCAACGTTCTAGATTATTTTACCTCTTTTCGCCCATCGTGCGATGATTGAATAACATTTTTGGTTGTTTTTTGTGAAAGTCAGAAAAACAACACTGTCTAGCCTAGATCGAGAGCGATGAGCTCAGGCCGTGGGGACTACGTCAGTGCCACTTACGGACTAGATGAGCACAACCATTACGAACCCCCCGCTCTACCACTTTGTCACCCCCTGCGTGCTCGCAGAAGAAAACGCTAGGAAGCAGCCCACTGTGATGACGCCAATTGTGTGTTGTCACGACATTGATTTGCCCTTGCGCAAGCAATGGATGGTGCCCTTCCCGTTTTATGTTGTTAGGAGAAGAGATGAACCCCGCTCTGGCGTTTGGGTTTCCCTTTGTGTGGACAATGAGATTGTTGTGAACATGTTCATCCAATCTTTGTCAGATGTTACGGATTTTGCGTACAGTCTTTGTACTGTATGTGATTTCCCAATTGAGGTGTGCCATTGCGGCGCGCGATCTTTGCCCCCTGGACGACGCTGGGTCGTCCGCTGCGAGCATTTTGGGCTTATTGGCAACCATGGTGACTTGGTTCGTGCTCTTGGCTCGAAAAAGTGCAAACTACACTTGGAGCTCGACTTTGATGAAGTGGTTGTCCAGTCCAAAAAGTCGTACGTCGACATCTTGACTGAGCCCACTGAGTACGAACCGTTAGTGAAAATTTCAGAAGATTGTGTAGTGTTGATTTACCAATTGCAGAGAAGCAGAAACGTTTTTGACGCGGGTGCTGCTGTTGGGGCTTGTGTTCGATCAATTACAGGGCGAAGCAATGTCTACTTCTTGAAGGATCTCATAGCGAAGTTCGTTAGAGAGATCGGTGAGTTTTTTGAGCCTCAATCGGATGGACATTGGACCTCAACGGTGGCTGACGTTTATGAGAACTATGCTAAGTGCAAAGACTCAAAGTTGGCCAGGAGACTAAAAAGCGTGTTCAACCACATTGTTATGCATTGTTTATACTTCAAGCTTGGAATCGCGGTTGACGCTAAGTTATTCGATCAAATGGAGAAGCAGAAGATCCGTGCGACCCTGATTGATTGTGTGACGTTCGCAGACGCGATCGTTGCACTCGTTGCTTTCTTACTGAAACAAGGTAGACAGTGCATGATTGCCGGGTCCCTTGAACCAATGTTTATGGACGGAGATTCTGTGACCGAATGGTTAACCAAGGCTAAAAAACTCAAGTCCGACTTTGAATTCCTGGGCAATCCTGCAGCTGTGGGCATTGACTTGCACGAGTACTTACGGGACCTTGATGTGAGCATCGATGTCGGTAGAAGTTTGATAAAGTACATGTCACACAATTGCCCGGAGCAGCGTGTCGTCCTCGGTATAGTCACTGAGTTGGACACCATGCGCAACAGGTATTTGAGTGTGGTGATGGCTTCGGCTCTACGCAAACAGCCTCTGGGTGTTGTAGTATACGGCACACCAGGCACGGGGAAGTCGTCTGTGTTGGACATTCTCTACGACTATGATGCGAAGATTAGAGGGAGGAATCCCGACAGGAGCTACAGGTTCCAGTTCAGCGCCAAGGAAGAGTACATGACAAACTTTCGCTCGTCCATGCATACGATCGTGCTTGACGATGTGGCGCAACACGCACCCAACAAAGTACAAGGAATCGACAAGACCGTGGAGTACATCATCAGTATTATCAACAACCAAGGTCACTGTCCACCCCAAGCCGCACTTGAGGATAAGGGTAAGACTCCCATTCTGGCCAACCTGGTACTGATAACCACTAACGTTCCAGACATGAACATTCGACTGTACTACACGGCGTCATACGCTGTCTTTCGGCGAGTGCCAATCCATATCGAGCCGATAGTCAAAGAACAGTACAGAAAGGCCAACAGCGCTGACATTGATCCTGAGAAGGCAACAGATGGAGGCGCTTTTCCTGATTACTGGATCTGGCGTGTTAGTTTGGCAGCTCCTGATAGTGTTGGCGCTATGACTGGTGGTTACAGGCCCTTCAAAGATTTCGACAACATTAAGGAGTTTCTTGCTTGGTTCAAGACTAAGAGTGATGATCACGATGCGCAGCAAACGCGTTTTATGGCGCAGTCAGACAAGTACGTAGGTGAAGTGTTGTGTGACTGTGGCTTACCGAGAAAGTTGTGCGGTTGCGAAATCGTTGAAGTGCAGGGCATTAGGACACGACCTGATGGGACCCGGTATTACGTCGCTGAACAAGAGGTTCCAGTTGAGAACATCGCTACGGTCACAGGACTGACACTAGAGGAGACGCCAGATTGGCATAGACCATGGAGGAAGGAGCTCGCCACCGGAGAGCCACGACTCGTGACTTTTACACTCTCAGCAAGGTTTCTCAAGGCGCACGACCCACAGAGTAGAATCGAAGCCAAACATTATGCGTATGAAGAGTTGCCGATGCTGCTGGGCCTAGGTTGCAGCGATGAGTTCATCGTGAGAGACTTTCACGAGTATATGACGTACAGCTCAGAGCTGCAGAAGGTTGATGAGCTAGAGGGCATGGTTGACGTGTTTCTAAGCATCATCCAAGAGGATGTCGGCATCGTGTGCGATTCGTGGCAGGACAGGTTTGTGAGATGGTGCATTACTTGCTGGTTCTCGTACTCGTATGTGCGCAGCACTGTGAGATACTTTGGCAGGTATGAACTAATCAGGCGGTTCTTTCTACGACACCTTCGACCATATTTGGCAAAAACAGAGACGCAGAAGCATGTCGCAAGACAAATCGGTGCTGCACTTGATAGAACATTAGGTGGCGATAACGTGTGGGTCAAGGCAGGGTTGAAGCTGCTGCAGGTTGTTGCCGGTGGCAGCGTGTTGTTCATGCTGTTCAAACACTTAATGAAGTCGCCCGTTCCCGCGAAGCCTTCTGAAGTTTATAAGCCCGATGAGAATGGGGTTTACCACTTGTACAAGGACGGTGTTAAGCAAGAGGAATGGAAGGTCAACGATAAGGACGGGGCAGAACTCGTTGTCACAACTGACGACAAGCAAGTCATTGATCACCATAATCCACCAGTAGACAAGGGAGAAGTGTTGAAGGAGTTCAACAATGTTTTGTTTGAAGAAGATGTCCAAATGCAAGTGCTGCGCAATATCGGAAAGCTACCCAAACCAGCTGCCAATGATGCTAAGGTGAACCCATGGGCAATGAGCGAGCGGACAGTTACCACAGTGGACTTTCTCCCAAAGCGGAATATGCACATTGATGCTTTCAACAAGCAGCTATTGCGAAATACCCTGCGGTTCAAGGCCCGCGGGTCCGATTCTGGCGGCGTCTACAATCAAGAGGGCATATTAATTGTGCTTTCTAACGACTGTTTTGTCACGAACAATCACTCGATCCCGTGTGATGACAGTGTCCAGTTGACGATTTCTTTTGACGGGAATGGACACGTTCGACCCGATGTTTGTACTCTGCTGAGGCAAAGCCAGATTTTCAGGATACCTTTACGTGACATTTGCATCGTGACAACCAAGAGTTTGCCTGCCTTCTTTGTCGACATTTCGAACAACTTTGTGCGAGATAGCTTTGATGGGAGGTATGACGGGTACTATTTGTTGAGGAAGCCGACCGGTGAAGTTGAGAAGCGCCCTGTGTACAATGTGTTCCGCACCCACTACAAGAGAATGATCGGTGATATCGAGTTTGATTTTGAGTGTTTCACGGGCGTTGTGGAGGTGCCTACTGAATCGGGACATTGTGGCGCTCCACTAGTCCTAGACACTGGGTTCGGACCGGTGGTAGTCGGGTTTCACAGTCTGTTCGTTGTTGGATCGAACCGGGTGTATGCTTCCAAGTTCACGCATGAAGATTTTCAAGAATTGGCGACCAAAATGGAGGTCCAAGTCGGAAGAATTCCGATCGACGAGAGTACTCTGTCAGAACGGTCCATTTCTTACGTCGACTTCCACGACGATGGGAAGCTGATGTACCATGGTGAGATCAAGGGTTTTCGATCGAGGCCCAAACACACCGTGTGTCAGTCTGAGTTGTTTGCCCACGTGGTGAACAGCTCCGTGTGTGGGCATGTACTCACCGACAGGCTAACCTTTCCTGTGATGGACAATTGGAGGCCACAGCAGTTGGGGTTAGCTGAGTTCATCAAGCCCGTCGACTTCATGGACGAAACTACGTTGGTACGATGTTCGAAGTCGTTTCTCAGGCATGTTTTGGCCAACCTCCCCCCCGAAGAGTTGGACTTGCTGGGCGTCGTCACCATCGACGTTGCAGTAAACGGCATGCCTAACATGGCCTACATGGACCGTATCAAAATGTCCACAAGCATGGGGAACCCTTACAACACTACCAAGCGGAAGTTTCTGATCCCGTTGGATGATGAGATGTGGCCAGAAGGGATGAGATTCATACCAGAGGTCGAGGAAGTGATCGAAGACATGATAGTAAAGCTCTCAAACGGTGTTCGGTGCCATGCTATCTTCACCGCCCATCTCAAGAATGAGGCCGTGTCATATAAGAAAGCGAAGAGTGGAAAAACCCGGATCTTCTTCAGTGGCCCAGGGACCTTACTGGTGATCGTGCGCATGTATTTCATGTCGTTCTGCCGGGTGGTTCAGCGGAATAGGGGAGTGTTTATGTGCGCTGTGGGGTTGAATACCACTTCGCTCGAATGGGACAGACTGTACCAGTACTTGGCAAGGTTTGGCGTTGACACTGCGATTGCCGGAGACTACGAGTTTTATGACAAGAAGATCAAGATTCTGTTGGTGAGGGTAGCGACAGACTTTATCATTGACATTTGTGTTGCGAGCGGGAATTTCTCGGAGGAAGAGCTCCTCGTGATGCGCACCTTGATGATGGATTTGGCGAGTCCTACTGTCGATTTCTTTGGCATGTTGATGACGCTATTGGGTGGAGAAGTCTCAGGACACCAATTCACCACTGTGCTCAATTGCATTGTGAACATCTTCTACTTGATGTACGCTTGGGAGAAGGCAGGCTACGACGTTGACGAGTTCTTTGAATTCGTCGTCGCAGTAGTGTTAGGAGACGATCATGTGGTGTGTGTGTCGCCTGAGAGGCCTCTGTACACGCACACACTGATCCAAGAGGTGATGAGTGAGATTGGTGTTGGCTATACTATGGCTGACAAGACAAGTGAGTCATTGCCGTACATTCCTTTGAGTGATGCGGTGTTCTTGAAGAGAGGTTTCAAGTATGACAAGAGTCTTGGGGTGGTCATCGGGCCACTGGATGTTGATTCGATATTTAAGATGTTGATGATGCAAGTGAAGTCCAAAGCCTGCTCTTTGAGTGAGCAGTTGGCGCAGGCAATAACATCTGCTTCTATGGAGGCGTTTTTCCACGGTGAAGAGTTCTTCACTGAGTTGAACGCACTAATAGACAGGTGTCCGAGGAGCGCATCATTGCGCGCCCACATGGAGAGCTACCCTCGGCTTTCTTTTGAACAAAACTTGATGAGATTCTGGGAAACCGATGTTCGTCAGAGGGCCTACGATGCAGGTCCGAGAAGCCAAAAGCAACACTCAGTGGCTAGTTACTGCGATAGTCCACCAGCGGTCCTACAAGGGTTGTCGAGAATGGAGTCACTGAGCTATCCCGCCAGGGCGTTCCCCGAAGTCCGTATTTACGGAAGTGCAAGGCAGGGCACGAAAGAGGACCTCAAGGTCAGGGTGCATGAGTCAGCATTCAGACACGAAAATTACCGGCTTTCTCAAACAAATGAACAAACAAACAACAACACATTCGATGTCCCTATGACCGAGGGCTCGGTATTGACGACTGTGCAGCAAACCACGTTCGTCAATGAAACGGCACCTGTAACGCTCGATTTGGGTACTTCCCATGATGCTATTGCTGACAGCCAGTTGGTACCAGCTCACCTTGGGGAGTTTTTCGGTCGCCCAACCAAAATCTTCAACTACACTTGGACAGAAAACGGGAGCCCGGGGATCAAGGCCACTTTCTCCCCCTGGCGTTTGTTTTTCCAGAATGCGTCCATCAAGAACAAGTTGCAAAACTATGGTTTGATAAGGTGTAAATTGAAGCTGAAGTTCACCATCAATGCCAGTCAGTTCTACTACGGTGCCATAGGCGCGTTCTACAAGCCTTTGTCGGGCTTCGTGAAGGATACTCTTGGCACCCCACTGGCTTATTCAGCTGGCACTCAATTGTTGATCTCTCAAAGACCTCACGTGTGGTTGAATCCACAGACGACCTCAGTGGCAGAGATGACATTGCCTTTCTTGTACCACCGTAATTGGCTCTGGTGTGATACCAACGCCATGGATGCTATGGGTAGCATTGATCTGGCGCAGTTTGCAGCGCTCCGATCGGCCAACGGTGTCACTACTACTGGTGTCACCATTGTCGTTTACGCATGGGCAGAAGATGTTGAGGTGACAGCTCCCACAGTCCTTCCAGTAATGCAGAGTAAGAAGGAGTATGTCAAAGACGGTCAAGTTTCAGCCATAGCGTCGACGGTTGGTAGTGTAGCCTCCAAGCTCTCCAAGATACCAATGATTGGACCATACGCTAAAGCGACGGAGATGGTTGCCTCTGGGATAGGCAGTGTGGCAAGCTTCTTCGGTTTCACAAACGTTCCGGTCATCCGAGACGTTGAACCCATGAAGAGCTTATCGTTCCACACGCTATCGAGCTCGACAATTTCAGAACCGATCACTAAGCTCTCTTTGCAACCGAAGCAGGAAGTGAGCGTGGACACGACGATGGTAGGCGACTCGTACGGAGACCAGATGCACATCGCGAACTTTTGTGCGCGAGAGAGCTTTTTGTGCGGTGCACTTTGGACAACGACCAATGCGGAAGACACGGTCTTGTTCACTAGCTCCGTGACACCAGAGCTGTACGAAAGGTCGCCGGGGGCAAATTTTGGCGTGTTCAACACTCCAATGTGTCACGCGGCTAAGCTCTTTGAGTACTGGCGAGGTGATATCATTTTTAGGTTCAAGGTGATTAAGACCCAGTATCATCGTGGTCGGGTGAACATCTGTTGGGACGCACGATGCAACCTAGCTTCTACGATGCCGCAGTACGGTAACCCCGGGGTCATGAACATTTTGTTTGATCTGGAAGATTCAGACGAGATTGAAGTGCGTGTCCCGTGGATGCAAGCAGTGACCTTCCTGAGGATGGATCTGGGCACGCGTGCGGCTCCCATTCCAACACCGCCATGGTCGAATGGGCCTACGCCAACGTTTTCCTGGTCGGGGAATGGTATGATTCAGATGCGGGTCGTCAACAGGCTAACTGCTCCTGAGGCCTCATCTGATGTGGACGTCCTTGTTTTCGTGAGAGCTGCTGACAACATTGAGTTCGCAGGGCCGAACGATATTCCAAGTCGTTTATCTCTTGTAGAGATCCAGTCAAACAAGACGTATGAGGTCCACTCATTTGGCAGCCCGAGTGTTAGTCACCCTGACACGTACAATGAGGTTTTTGGTGAGCGCATCGCGTCTTTTCGCGAGTTGCTACACAGAACTTCTAAAGTGGCGACAGTGACCGCTGCTCAAGGCGAAGGGTTCAACGGCATCCAGCAGGTGGCTAGTTTTCCTTTCAAGCGCTTACCTAGGGCCTACGGTTATTCAGCCAACGGAGTCGATACAGCGGTAGGCACCATTACGCCGGCCAGCAACTTCGGATTCAATTTCGTCCGCAACCACCCCATCACGTGGTTGGCGAATTGTTTCGTTGGCTATAAAGGAAGTACGAACTATGTCATCAACACCAGTCAGTTCAATGGCAAGTACTCTGTCGCTGTCCCGAGCATCTCGGTTGTGCGGACAGGCAAGTTTCCTCCTCCTTCCAACAAGCCATACTCCGTTGCGCTACCCACCACCGGGACTGGGTCAGCTTTAGCGAAGATTCTCAACACTGATGACAAGGTTGAGGAAAGTGGTGGCGCTGGCATGGCGCTAACCAATCAATACACCCAGGCGGGGGTGTCAGTTAACCTGCCTTACTACGCTGCGTCGAAGTTTTTCATCAACAATCTAGACACTTATTATGGTCTCACCGCCACCGGTGATGACTCACATGAGGACTGGTTTGTGGCGACTACGAAGCGCGGCATCGTGAACAACGTAGTGGATCAAGACCTCACAGTCGACTTCCTATGCGGTACAGGCCCAGATTTCAATTTGATTTTCTTCCTGAACTGCCCTACGGTGTACTTTTTACCTTCTCCCCCAGCTGTTTAGCTAGGGAGAACTTTGTGATACGGCCACAAGGCACAGCTTGCTGTGGGAGAG